GCTATGTCTAATACGCAGGTGATCGCGCGGGACCGATCACCTTGCGCGAGCGAACTTGCTATTGTAGTACAAACCATATGTCACTATCCACAGACTACCTACTCCTCAACATTGGACACTCAACGCTCAAGTGGCATTTGGACCGCATCAAAAGCGGATCGTTCACCATTGACCAAGTGGCGATGTTCTACGCTCCCGATCCCAAGAAATCGGTTTACAAAACCGTTACCCGAGGTCTTGAAGAACTTGTCAAGATGAAGCCCGAGAACTTGCCGATCCAACTGCGATGACAATTCTTAACCTCGGCGGTGGAGTCCAATCGACGACGCTTTACCTGATGGCAATGCGCGGTGAAATTAATCCGATTGATTGTGCCATCTTTGCTGATCTTGGTGAGGAGCCAAAGTCAGTCTATGCTCACATGGAATGGCTCAAGAGTCTATGTGGGCCAACCATCCACGTTGTCTCGGCTGGAATCCTAGGAGATGACATTATCTATGGAATCAACAGTAAAGGTCATTCAACCATTTTCTCTAAATCTGGAGACAGATTCGCAAGCATTCCCGCTTTTACTGCTCAGAAAGAAGGCGAGCCGCTTGGTAAGATCCGCCGTCAATGCACTAGCGAGTATAAGATTGTTCCAATTGAACGGTTCATTCGCAGGACGCTTCTTGGTCTTGAGAAGGGCCAGCGCATCAAGACAAAGCTAACTCAGCTTTTTGGAATCAGTTTGGATGAAGCTGGTCGCGCTACTCGGATTAAAGCCAACTCTCCACATTGGTCAAAGCCAGTGTTTCCATTATGCGATAAGATGATGACCAGAGCCGACTGCGTGAAGTGGCTTGAGACTTTTGGAATACCTCACACGGTTCCAAGATCCGCTTGCGTGTTCTGCCCATACAAATCTAACCATGAGTGGTTGCTATTGCGCGAAACAGATCCAGAGGGATGGGCGAGAGCACTAGAAATCGACGATGCGCTCCGAGTTGAAGGCACCGCTATTAAAAGCAAGCTCAACGAAAAGCTATACATCCACAAATCTTGTAGACCTCTTAAAGAAGTTCACCTAACCGACAGCGAGCGTGGGCAGTCAGCTTTCAATCTTGAATGTGAAGGAGGATGCGCTCTATGACTCAAACCGAATACGTTAAGCACAGCGGTTTAACCAAAGGCAGAGTCTCGCAACTCACCGCAGCAGGGATGCCGTTAACCTCCCCAGAAGAAGCGGACGCTTGGAGAGGATCGCGAAAAGGGATAGGCGGTAGACCATCGACGCTTGAGCGAATGACTGCTATCCAGCAGCAACCTACACCAGAACTCGCAGGAGGCCCATACAGACCTCCCGAAGCATCTGCCGCTATCAACGCTGCTCTTGCGACAGAAGACTCCCCGCAGGGAGCGTATGAACGGCAAAAGAAGATCGAGCGAGCCGCTTATGATCTAGCGGTTGAAGCCCTACAATCTCGGTCCCTCGATGCTGGCAGAATGGTCTCGGTACACGCTACCGCAGCAAAGAATCTTATCTCTTCCCGCGATGACGTACTGGCTCAATCCGAGAAGGAGAGAACGCTGGTATCCGGCGCGTGGGTTAAGAAGGCAATGCAGGAACACGATGGAGCAGTGTCCCAACTGCTGAAGTCCATGCCGAAACAGTTATCCGGTCGCATTGCTCCGCACGACCCAGAACACGCAGAGCGCGAGTTGGAGCGTTGGGTTCAAGAAGTATGTCTCAAAACTCTGCACCAGACTGACCCGTGGAAATCTTAAACTGTCAAAAGCCAGCCGGTATCGAATCGCTTCGCCAGAACCGAATCGCGATCAAAGCGATAGAGCGTCAGACCGGCTTAGAGTTCCTGTCGATATCAGACCAAGAGCCGTCCCGCATTGATGGGTTTATCTTCGATCCGTTCAAAGGGATCATCACCGGAATCTATGAGGTCAAAACTCGCAGCTACGGTCTCCACAAGCTCCAGACCACATTTGGAAACGAATGGATGATCTCTTGGTCTAAGATCCAAGCGGCTCTTGAAGTCACCAGACGCACAAAGCTCCCGTTCTACGGAGTGCTGCATCTGCTGGATGACAACATCGTTATGATGGTTGAGATCTTCAACCGCAATGCGTCTTGGGCCGCAAACCATAAAGTTGAGGACCGTCTTGTTAACGGAGTAAAAGATCGCATGGCGTTAATCAACATGGCGACCGCTATGCAATATAAGATGAACCAACTATTCTGATGACAGACCTAGAGCTTGAGATCCTAGAGTTCCGACGGCAATTGTGGAGACCAACTCCACGGCAATCTGTTGTCGAATGGGCTGAGACTAATCTGACTCTAAGCCAACGACAGACCGAGCATCCCGGTCCATTCTCCACGGCTGTAAGACCATATTGCAGGGAGCCGCTAGAATCTTGGAAAGATCCTGCGGTCTCCGAGGTTACGTTGTGTTGGGGAAGTCAAACCAGCAAAACAACGACACTGATGGCTGGTCTGGCTTGGTCCATTGACGTAGAGCCATCTCCTGCGTTATGGCTTATGCCGTCTGAGAATCTGGCTCGCAGCTTCAGCAAGTCTCGCTGGCTCCCAATGCTGGAAGACTCACCGGCAATGATTGCGCGGTTCCCAACCGATAAAGACCAGATCACCAACCTAGAGCAGCAGTTCGACCGCTGTACCCTGACGTTTGTGGGGAGCAACTCACCGGCAAATCTAGCGTCCCGTCCAGTCAGAATTCTAGTGGCAGATGAGGTGGACAAATTCGCTGATGCTACGGCTAAAGAAGCTGACGCTCTGGATCTTGCCGAGCAGCGACTCAAAGCGTTTAGTAGCTCTAAAGCGTTCTTTACTAGCACTCCCACAACCTCCGAGGGACGAATCTGGCAGAGATATCTGAGAGGAGACCAGCGGAGGTATTACATCCCGTGTCCATATTGCCGAGAGCATATCAAGCTAGAGTGGCGGCAAGTCACTTGGGAAAACGAGAAGCTTGAGGATGGACGACCCGACTGGCAGCGCATCCGTACCACAGCGCATTACGTCTGCCAATTGTGTCAGGGGAAGATAAGTGACAGCCAAAAGGTTGCAGGGTTACGTCACGGCAAGTGGATCTCGGAGAATAAAGCCAGCCTCCCGAGCGTAAGATCCTACCATCTGTCGTCTCTCTACTCTCCAGACCGCAAATGCACTTGGGGAAATCTTGCCGTCGCATTCTTGGAAGCCAAATCTTCGATGATGGGATTGCAGGGATTCATCAACGGTATGCTCGCGGAACCGTGGGAAAATCAGGAGACCCAACAAGACCGAGTCGAGATTGTGTCTGACGCTGGAATCCCTGAAGCCAGACGCTACCTCACCGCTGACGTACAAGCTGCGGCTCCGTTCCTCTGGTGGGTCTGCCGCGAGTGGCTCAAAGGGAACTCCCGACTTGTTGGAGCCGGTCACGCTGATGACTTTGCCGCGCTCCGCAGGATACAACTCCAATACAACGTCCACGATATGGATGTTGGCGTTGATTCCGGTTATAACACGCAAGCGGTCTATGATGCTTGTGCTGAGTTTTCTCAGAGTAGCGGAAGCCCGATAAACTATCCCTGCGGTCTGCGTTACCCACCAGAGGGAGGTCTCCGAAAGCCTATGCTGATCGGCTGGATGCCGCTCAAAGGCCGAGAGACCGGAGCCAGATTTACGTCTAAGACCGGCTCAATTCATCCCTTTGGAATCACAACCTCCACCTCGATGCGGACTGACGCTGTGCAACCGTTGCTTGTCTTTGACACCGAGCATATGCGTGAGGTGCTCCAGCGGCTCCGTAAAGGAACCGAGACTCATCAATGGAGTGTTTGTAGCCTACCCGCTCCGCTAGACGCTGAAGGGGCTTTTGCGAGCGATTCTGATACCTATTGGAAGCATCTGGACAGCCATCTTCTTAAACCAACGGCTAACCGCTCCGGTAGGATCAAACATCTATGGTTCAAGCGAAACACTCGTTGGCCGGACCATTTGCACGACTGTGAAATCATGCAACTTGCTATGGTTATGTTGTGGGGAGACCTAACTTCCAGTACCTCGGAAAATTCTAGTGGTTGACAAACTTGCGGCTCTGTTGATAGTCCGCGCAAGTGTTCACATACACAGTAGCAACTAAGCGGAGTTACTTGCGTACGACCTACGCGAGCAAAGCCGCTTTGACACTGCTTGAGGCTTTGACGGCAAAGCTGACTGTTTCCGCTAACTCGATGGAGAGCGGAAATGTGGTCCGTAGCACTTCTAGCTCTGACGTTTCTGTTGAATTTGCTGAACCCGGTAAAGGTACAGCAGCACCAATTGAGATGCTCCAAATGTGGGAGTCTCTGCTAACGGATTACGATTACGCTGTAACGCTTCTTTCTGGTGATGGGATCGCTAGTCCAACCGATCTCCAGATTTACAACAAGATGCTGACCGCCGTTCTGGTTTCAACCACTCGGTATTATGGGGATTTCACGCAATTCCGCCGTGAAGCCACAACCCGAATGAGCTAATGGGCTTTCTTCAAAACATAGCGAACAAGCTGTTCCCTGCTCCAGTTAACAAATACGAAGGAGCCGGTCAGTCATTGCGTCGTTCGTATCTCGATACGTCTTACACTTCCGCGCGGTTTGATGTTACTAGCTCGACTCGTCAAGCCATCGTTCGCAAGTCTCGCTTTTTTGAGCAAAACAACGCTGTACTGAATAGGCTTGGGGACTTGTTTGAGAGCTACACTGTCGGCTCCAGCTTCTCTGTTCAACCGGCTTCTAGCGATAGTGCGTGGAATCTCAAAGCCAAGAAGTGGTTTGATGTCTGGAGCCGTTATCCCGATATCGGTTCTCGCCAGTCGTTCTCAACTCTGATGGGACAAGCCGCTCGCGGCTGGTTCTACGATGGTGAGTCGTTCTTGTTGTTGACCAAAGGAGAGACCGGCAAACCTCGGTTGCAGTTAATCGAAGCTCAATCCATTGCTACTCCAGTAGGGATGCAAGCAGATGAGACCGTATTTGACGGTATCCGGTTTGATCCTCGTACTGGACGAGCCATTTCTTATTTTATCGGAGCGGAAAAGACTCAGGGTAACTTGACTGATGTTCGCTCCATTCCCTCTGACTCCGTAGTCCATATCTACGAGCCGAATCGTCCCGGTCAGCTTAGAGGTCTTCCGTTTGTCTCCGCTGTCATCAACGATCTCCACGATCTAGATGATCTGCAAAAGCTAGAGATGGAAGCTTGTAAGCTTGGTGCTTCTGTGGCTCAGATCGTTAAGACTGACGCTGGTGAAGTCCAAGCGAGCAACCTCCGCGCTGGTACTGCTGGAGCAAGCGTAAACACCGCCGAGAATTACTACGAACAGGTCTTTGGATCTGGCGTAAAGGTAATGAAGAACGGTGACAGTTTCGAGCAGTTCGCGACCGAGCGTCCCGGTGTCAATATGCGGGAGTACTGGCGACAACTGACCGAGAAAGTCTGTGCTGGCGTTGGTATCCCTTACGTTCTTGTTTACCCAGAGTCAATGCAGGGAACTGTCTATCGCGGTGCGCTAGATATGTCGTCTGTATGGTTCCGGTCTCGCCATCAAGTTATGGCTTCAGCGGCTCGTCGTATTTACGAATATGCGATGGAATACGCGATCAAGAACGATCCTACGCTAAACGACGCTCCTAGCGACTGGTACGAAGTATCGATTACCGCTCCGCGCTCACCGAATGTTGACGTTGGCCGTAATTCTGCGGCTCAATTGGCAGAACTGGAAGCTGGCGTTGTTACCTTTGATGAGGTCTACGGAGCGCGTGGTCTCGACTGGCGTTCTGCTTTAGAGTCAAAAGCCCAACAAGCTTTGTTTGTGCGTCAACTCGCTGCAAAGTACGGCGTGGATGTATCTGAGATTTCGGTGATTCAGAAAGAGCGTCCCGCAACTAGTGTTGCAACTGCTATTGACATTGAAGGCGATCCTTCTGAATCTCCGTCCCCAGTCGCTCCGTCAGAAGGTGGGTCGCAACCTGTTGTTGTAGAGCAGGAAGAGATTACCGCTACCGTCAAGAAGACTCGGAAACCAAAAGCCAAGAAAACAGAATGAGTTTCACCAAGAAGTCAGATTGGCTTTACTTCGCTCCGGCAAACGCTGCCGGTGATCCTGCTACTGTTCAAATCTTCGATCAGATCGGCGAAGACTGGTATGGTGGAAGCGGTCTATCTGCAAAGCAGTTTTCGGATGTACTCAACGAGATTGGCAATGGTCCGCTGCTCGTAGAGATTAACTCTCCCGGTGGTAATGTCTGGGATGGTTTGTCGATCTACAACCAATTGCGCGGTCGCAAAGCTCCGGTCACCACTCGCGTCGTTGGCATTGCGGCTTCTATTGCGTCAATTATCGCTCTTGCCGGTGACCGAGTAGAGATGGCTGATGCCGCTCTGATGATGATCCACGACCCATCAGGAATGGCTTCTGGTACAAGCGAGGATATGCGGAAGATGGCTGAAGCTTTGGATCAACACGCTGAAGTGTTGGTTGGAGTGTACAATAAGAAGACCGGACGCTCCGCTGAGTCTATCCGCGCTGCGATGAAAGCAGAGACTTGGTTTACTACCGCTGAGGCTCTTGCTTTTGGCTTGGTGGACAAACCTATCAAACAGCTTGCAATGGCCGCTAAATGGCATCCTCGCGCTGTTACCAAGACTGCTCCTGAGACGGTCAAGAACAACCTCCGTCGAGGTCTTGAGCAATACGAGGAAGGTCTTGCTGGTGATGGTTTAGAGCCAGCAACTGTTACCGATGCTAAATCGCTGGTTGCAGGAGAGGCTCCTACCGAAAACAAGATCCGCAAAGCTAACGCTTGGTGGGGACGCAACGACCGATTCTTGGAAGCAGAACCTAATACTCCTGCGGATGTAGCGGCAAACCTCTGGGGAGGTGCTGCTGGACGCGATTGGTTCTCCGCACTCTTTGCTCAACTAGAAGAGCCGTCTGATACCAATACAGACAAAACACTTTCGACTGATGGCGAAAAAACCATCAACGATTCTGGCGTGGACTCCACGCCGCAACCAACACAACAACCCGACACAAATATGTCCGATACTGCTACTACTGTGACGGCTGCGGCTGCTCCTGCCGCTCCCGTTGATCTGTCCGCGATTCTCGCGAAGCTCACCTCGTTGGAGGCTTCGATGAAATCAAACACCGCCGCTCCCGCTCCTGATCCGGTTCGTCCCGTGATTCAGAACTTGGGCAACCCGCTGCTGGAGAAGCATAAGTCTCTCCGCGCTGGTGCAGAGCGTAAGAGTTTCCTCATTGAGAATCATGGTGAGTTGCTGCGTCAGTCCGCAATGATCGCTCCTCAGAACGCCAACACGTTCGCGGCTGGCTTGGTTGTCGATTATCTCGCTGATGCGGTTATCACTGTTGCTACCACTAAGCTCGCGATGATCGCTGGCTTTACGCGCAACGTTGGCTTGGATAACTTGCGTCCCCGCGCTACCGTTCAGGTCAAGAAGTTCACCACTGGTGATGCGACTGTTGATAACGCTACCAACTTTGAGGATGGTGCGGCTAACCAGTCCACGCTGGCTGCTACCTCGGTGACTGTTAATCAGATCACCAAGAGCTTTACCGTCACTCAGCAGGAGTTGAATCAGGGTTTTGCTATCAGTGACTTGGCTCAGGGTTCTGCTGAGATCTTTGCTCTTGGTATTAGCAAGAAGGTCACGGCTCAGATGACTGCCGCGCTGTTTGGTGCTGGTACTGTCATTGGTACTGCTGCCAACTTTGATTCTAGCG